CAAGAAATCGGGGAGAGTAAAGAAGATTTTGCATCACGAAAAGCAACAAAAGATAAAGGTGTTAGTGATGCTATAAAAAATATGTTCGCCGGAACAAGAAAGAATATTATGGGTCGAGAGGTCCTAAAGTTTGGTGGTTTAGCAGGAATTAAAAGAGGGCATCTTGAAGACATATACGGATCAGAACAAGCGGTCCGCGCACAGCAAAGCGAAGAAGAATATCAGAAATACATGCCAAAAGGTATGGCAAAACTTGCAGTAAAACATGATGCGATGCCTGTAATGATAGCTGGAAATATTGGAGACGCTAAGAAAGAAGCTGATAAAGAAGACAACCAAGAAATTTCAGCTGCTAAGATGACAAGAAAACAATACGCACAAGCGAAAAAAGATTATGCTAAAAAAATGAAGCTTGCAAAACATCAAGCAGCAGTGGCGAAAGAGATACAAAGAAAGCGAGACAGAAGAACAAACCAGGCACAAAAGATAGCCGCAAAGTTAGTCAAGAAAGCTCAAAAGAAACTTGCATTAGAAAAGAAAGCTCTTGCTAAAGAAAAAAGATCCGCAAGAATGGAAAACATACGAGAAGGTTTAAGAAAGAAATACGATAAAGCTAAAACTGGTCTTTTTGGTTTATTTGGTGGCGGTGGCGGAATCATGGGATTCATCAAACGTCTTGGACCTCTATTGATGGGTGGTTTGGGCAGTATGAAAACCATGCTTACATCTGTGATTGGTCCTGCATTGGGTCAATTGTTTGTAAAGGGTGGAGCTCTTGCAACTAGTTTAGTAACCACAATGGCAGGCGGTGTTACAAGTTTTCTTTCAAATCCAGCAGTTCTAAAAGGTCTTGCTGGGGTTGGTGCTGTTGCAGCCGCTGGTTATGCAGGATATGAATTAGGTAAAAAGTTAGATGAGATGCTTGGGATCACAAAAAGTATCCAAGGATGGTTTAATAAGAAAGATAAAGAGGCTGCAGCATATACAAAAGAAATAGAAACCAGACAATATCAGGCTGCCAAACGTGCAAGAGAGGGTGGAAGAATAGGGTTTGAAGGTGCTATGCAGTCGCACCTTGGATCCAGAATGGCCAGAGGAAAAGATTGGGAAGAAGACATTGGAACATTTGGTCGAAGAAATCGAACTGCTATTGCATCAGGCCAAAAAGAGTACATGCAGAAGAATATCGAAAAATATATGAGATATTCTCCTATAACACTTAAGAAAGCAAGAGCAGCATGGTTAAAGAAGAACAGATCTAAATGGACTAATTTTATTGGAATGGGTGGAAAAGGCATGGGTACAAGTGCCAAAGGCTATGGAAAGAAACGTGAAAGAGATTTCATGAAATTCTTAACAAGTAATAAGACTAAATATAAACCCCTTTCAGATGAACAAGTTCAAGATAGATATTCTGAATATCAAGCATCCCGTGGTTTATCTGTTGATATGCCGTATATTAATTATGAAGATTTATCACCGCTGGAAAAAATTGATAGAAACTATGGCGATAAAATTGAACTGGCTAAAAGAAAAACAGCGATGGGAATATTTACAGCAAACCAACAACGTAAGGCGATAATAGAAGCTGGAGAACAAGCAATAAAAGATAGAGAGAAACATGCAGAAGCTCTGAAAAATGCCGCATTTTATACAAGTAATAATATTGTAAATAGTGTAAACAACTCAACACAAAATGTAATGAGCAGTGGTCGAGCAGGAATGGATTATGGAATGAAAGAATACAATAGATTAATTGTACCTGGTGAGGTAGACGGAGACTAAAATGGCAAAAACAATAACTAAAAACAGAATTATTGATTATACAATTGGGTTACCTCCGGGGAATCTTGCAGATGATAGTATGTATGACAGATCCCAAATTGTAATGGAAAACTCGATGCCGATAGCAAGAATTTATCCGGGCATTCCGTCCTTCACAAAAGGGTTAACATTGTTTAGCAGAAAACCATACTTTAGAGGTGGTGGAAAAAAGAATAATCTGACATACACAAGTTTGCTAAATGCTCACGGATTTGGTTTAGCACAACCCAAACATGCAATTAATGGGGGTGGTCCGGAAGGATGTTTGGTTCTTGCATATCAAGCCGATAGTTTCCCAACCGACTCATTTACAAATGAATACGGAGAAAACTTTTTACAGGGATTGACTTCTATTGGGTCAGACGCTGCTGCATCATTAGCACAAATTCGTGGTGCAAGAGACATGGGAGAAGTTGCTGATCAAATTCTTGGTGATTTAGCAGGCACTGGTTCAATGGGAGAAACAGCAGCAGGGGTTCTCAGAAAAGGCGGACAGATGATAGGTGGTGCTGCAAGGGCTGTTTTGCCTAAGAGCATTACTGGCGGGATTGATGTTGTTTCCAAGTTAATGGCTGGATCAAGAATTGATTTTCCTATGGTCTGGAAAGGAAGTGCATTTCAACCTTCATATACAATGACAGTTCGATTGTTTAATCCAGCTCCAGGCAGTAGAGATGCAACAGAAAAATACATTGCTGCACCAATAGCAGCTATAATGTTATTAGCAACTCCAGTTTCAACTGATGGAATTACATTTAGTTGGCCATTCATTCATCGGATTCAATCACCTGGTATATACGATTTAGACCCTGCGTTTATTTCAAACATAACGGTTATTAAAGGTGGTGATCAACAACAAATTTCTTACAGACAAACATTGGGTGTTGTTGACCTACGAATTGAGTTCGGAAGTTTGTTTAATAGTATGCTGGCTGCTCCAACTGTTAATAGTGGAAGACCCACGTTATCAACTTATCTCAATACCATGACAGATGAAGATAACTGGGAAAAAAAGGGAGTACAAAATTTTAGTACAACTCCTTTACAATACACATTAGAAGATCAATTATCAAACACGAGAACAAGGCGTGAAAAAGAGTCAAGATTGTTAGCCGAACAACAAGATCAGTTAGTAACAAAAAATCAAGCACCCACACAAGAGGAATTGACAGACGAAGAAAAAGATAACCCACCAAATAGAGTTACCGATTCCGTAAAGGGTGTATATGATAATTTAAAAGCGAGACTACCTTTTGGTTAAACGTTACAGACACTTCTCCTTACCATTATTGTAAGATAAAATGCTAAGAAGGAGTTTATAATGAATTGAGTTTGAGACGTGTACTTCTCATACGTTTTAAGTTGTCCAGCATCTTTTAAAACCTCTATGAGAAGTATGTTTATTTGAGCTTTGAAATATAATTGAGCAACCGTTCTTTTAACAGCCATGAGTCTTTTCACATAAATATAAAAACCATCCCCACAAACCATATCAACAGTTTTAGCTTCTTTAACAAATAATTGTAACGCAATTTTTACATTATTATAATATTTTTCGTTGGTAACGCCGTTTGCAATTACAGTTGCAATTGAAGTTTTGACCTTACTTATTTTCTTTGCTTCATCAAATGCTTTTCTGTCAATGATCTTGTATGATGTAATTTTCTTTGTAAGATCATCAACGATTTTCTGTCCTTTTTCCAATACCTGATATTGATAGTTGTTTGCATCCTCATCGTCAGATATTTCACCTTGTGTTTTAATCGCCGAACCAGCTTTCCTATTGTCGTAATACGCTCGAGCAAAACTTTTAACACTTTGAGAAATTCTGGTTCTTGCAGCACTAAGAAAGGCAATAATTCTATCAATATCCCAATTTTTAATATCATCTTTATAATTGCCTTGCATTTGATTTGCTAAATAGTATAAACTGTTGGGTATTGATTTCTCTCTGAAAAACAAATGAGTTCTTGTCAACGTATCGAGTGTATATTTAAATGTATCCGGATAACAATATTTTATTTGTTTGTGCATAAGACGAGAATATTGAATTACCATAAAATATGCCATTCCTGCCTGAAAAGAAGCTTGATCTCTATGTTTTAAAAAGTAATGCATAACAAACATCAACATGTTAGTTCCTACGTCATTTGTTAATCGAAACTTTTCTGCTTTTGTTCCTTTGTATGTTCTTTTTACAAACTCTTTCATATCCTTATCTTTAATTTTAAAGATATGCAAAAGCTCATGGTAAAATCTCTTTGTCTTCGGATAATAGCAGGGTTCAGAAAGTGCGGACAGTTCTCTTGCAGCACTTGTTGTAACAAACCTTTTTAATTGGTTATAATTTGGATTTACTTTATCATATAATATTTGCATATTAGAATACCCTGATTGCTACATCGTCTTCTGTAAAATATACATACTCTGGTGCGTATTCCAGTAGTTGTGTTTGAGTAAATTCGTCAATATCAAAATTGAAAAATATACTTGATTCTGGAGTAAGTAAACGACAATGATCAACTCCATCAACGCTTTGAACAATATCTACAATTTCAGATCTGAAAATTTCAGCATTTATACCAAATCTATCTGTAAACCCCTCAACTAATGCTTCTCTAATTGATTGGGTTAGTGCTCCTAATGAACCTGTATAGGTATCTTCCCTAAACACATCAAGAGAAATTTGTAATGGAATCATATACTCTGGTTTTACCCAACCTAAATCTGAATAGATATATTTATAATCTTCATTGGTAACATAAACCATCTGATCTGTTTTAGGATCAACATAAAACCATTCAAACGATGTTCCGTCGCTTACATATTCTGCAACCTGATCTTCATGATCTCCCCAATCCCCTGAGCTACCACGCCCAACAATATAACGATCTCCTTGTGATGGCAACAGAGGTTCGCCACAACGAATTGATGTTACAGGTCTCATATCTATATCATTTAACTGCATGTTACGCAAGATGCCTGTAGTATTTGAAAATTTAAAATTAACAAAGTCTGTCAACATTCTGTAATCTTTAAAAGTCATTGTTGAAAGTAATCGCTGGAGCACTTGAAGTTCAAAATCTCTTTGATTTATACCATCGTAATAATCCTTTTCCACCGTAGGAATGTCGTACACAATATAAGACGTTGAATCTGGTTGAACAACATCCGACATTGTAAAATCAGACAAGTCTTGTCTGAATACAAACTGTGTAGAATATTGTGCTATATTGCCATCTGTTGGATGTTTAATGGTGAAGAAATATGTTAGCTCACCCTTTGGGATAGCTTGATTATTTGGGAAGACTACAACGAACGCTGTACCATCATTTACCATATTGTATGTGGCACCAGTTTCTGAAATTTCCATTTCACACGTGGTTGTAATAGAATCAACTTCTGTTGATTTATAATCCAATGTATAAGTAGCAGTAAGCCCAGCTCTTTCAACAGTTAAAAGATCAGCATACAAATCATAATCAGAACCATAACTTGTAACCAGTGAAGGAATCTGTTCAATTTCATACATAATATAAGTATATTCTGCATTTGAATTTAGAGGGTCAATTTCAATATCATATACTGTATAATAATCAACCCCATCAAAATTAATAATTGTTTGTCTCGGAATATATAATGTATCAAATGTTGCAAACACATCTCTTGTAGGAACCAAATCATCAGCAAAGAATATGGTTGAAAATAATGCAATTTCATTTACTTTTAAATCTGATCGTTTTAATACAGGCAATGAGTTTGGTCCAATTGGAGAATCGTCAATGATTACATTTGCATTTACAAAATCGTTTTCAGTTACAATTCTCTCTAAAGCAGAAATGTTAATAATAGCATTTCGTCTAATTTCTTCAAGAGATTCCTCATCTTCACCAGCAAAAGCAGGAGCAGGGTTGGTTAAACCATATTGAACAATTTCAGTTATTCCTGCATCTGTTGTATTATAAATTCTGTCTCCGGTACTAATCGAACCGGTAATAACATTTCCATCCGCTCCATCTGTTAAAGATAAATTAACAAGAATGGTTGAACCCGCTTCAGGTTGGTATCCAATCAATCCGTTTCCGAATTGTATATTTATTCCGGAGTCAGTTCTTCTTGATACATAACCTTTTGTCGTTGCTTCCATTAAAAACAAACTTGCAACCTCTACATAACTTTCGTATGAAGCAGAAGACGCAGGTTTTACTTGAACTGTTTGCTCTGATATTTGACCAGAAAAAGGAACATCAACAGACACAAACTGATACTGTTGTAAATCTTCTGGTACTGCAAATTCTTGTTCTGTCAATGAAAATTGTCTGAATGGAAGTATAAATACAAAGGCGGATTCTTCTATTGTTACAGGAAGATTATAAGTTCGATTCCCTTCTCGTACAGTTATTGTAACCTGTGAGTTGTTTGTAACATTAATTGTTGTTGAGTAATATGTCGTAAATATCACATCCCCTTCAGCGGTTACAGTAAATCCTTGTGGTATTTCAAACGTTGTAATTGCATCATCAAAACCAAAAGGTATTGTAAACATAACATCGGCTTGTGCTGAAGTTGCTTCGCTTGGACTGTAACCTAAAAATGCAGAAAGATTATAAATAGATTCAGGGAGTTGTGCCTTTGTTAAAAAGAATTCCCTGTATGATGAGATTTGATAAAATAATGTATTACTTGTCAGCGTAGAAAGAGCATCGACGACAAATGATAAAAAAGATGATTTCGTTAAATCTACATTCTCGAGTTCCAAATATTGCTTTAACAAATCAATAAGTTGGTTTCTAATTTGATCTCTTGATTTATATACCTGACTTGATACTGTTTCGTCTGCCATTTCTTATCTCCAAATTAACAAGGTGCTACATTATTATTTGCAAAGTAATATCCACTCCTTGAATCGTACAAATTGGCTTTAACACACGCTTTTAAATGCTCATTTTTTGACAATAACAATGACATGAATTGAGCATCCTCCAATGTGTGAATATTCTTATCATACTCAAAGAATGAATAAGTATCTGACACTTGCAAATTTAGCTGATCTTCAGTAACACTCTGCTCGACCTTTACTTTTAGTTTCCAGAATGTTCTCTGTGTATTTACAGATTTTTCTACACCCGTTACATTGAATATCGGATAAACGTCATTTACTGGCTGTAAGTATGATTGTTCTAATTTGATTTTATCGTTGGGTAATGGGGTGAAACCGTATGTACTTGGAATTGTAAATGATGTTTCATTCTCTTTTACATATCCCATATCCTGACCATCGAACGCGGTAGAAATTTCTTCAGAATAATAAACAGGAAGTAATAATATCTTGCTCCATTGGACGCCTGAAAATTCACCGACTCTATCGTAGGAGCCAGCAAATATATTTTCATCTTCCCAAATGGTAGTATCTGTATCAATGTGATAGTAGGTGGTTAGGAACGAAACTACATCTTTGCTATAAAAGTCATACACAAGATTTTGGTACTCATGTATGTAGTCGTATATTCTTTCGTATTTTTGAGTGCTCATTATATGGCAGCCCCTCCACCCTGTCTTACAACAGTACTATCATCAAATTTGACCGATAGCGTTCCTGTATCGCCATCATAATCGACAAAAACATTAACGGTGAATCCTTTTCGGTTAGAATTTAATATAACCTCAACACCTTCAATTCTTGCACGATCATCATAGGCCCTTATCCGGGATACAACCTCAGTCTTAATCCTTTCAACTGTTGTTTCGTCTACCGGGTCAAACAAAATTTTGTGAATATCACTTCCGTATTCAGGGTCCATTAAAAAAGTTCTTCTTGGAGTCATTAAGATATTATTCCACGACGTAATAATAACATCAATACCCGAGACTCTTTTGAAATCACCTTTCGCAGTAATCTTGGCTAAATAATCATAGATTCTATCATCAGATCCAACAACTTCCGTGTTAAACCTTTTTAATAAGTTAGCCATTTAACTTGTCCCCTCCAACAGCATTTTTTGTTTTTCATCTTCAAGATCAGTTTTCCACTTCAAATAATCTTGAAACCTTTTAACCGGCATTAACATAGTATCACTGTATGATTGTTTGCTCATTTCCATACATGTGAAAATATTTGATATAAGTACATCACGATATTTATCTACGGTATTAGACTGAGTGCACCATGCGAAAAAAATTTTCTACGAGATCGATATCCATGGCCTCTTGATGACCACAGTGTAGGCAATTGCTTGTCATTTTTAATGCAATGCCGTACTGACCGAAAACGTCCTTATATTTAGCATATATGGATCTTTTATCTTTTGCAGGTAACGATTTATATGCATCCATAACATCTTCTCTTTCGCTATAAACAATTGAGTCGCCTTCTTCTGGATTATGTTGAAACTTAGTTAAAATTAAAGTCTCTGTCAACAAATCCATGTTTGATGAAACTCCGATGCCCATTGCCTTTAATGAAATACTTTCATCATAGAGGGTTGGCTGCTTAATGAAAGCAATAACTCCCTTTGATATTGGCAATTCGACCTCAACTTCTTTTCCAATGATATCTTTCCCTGGATATGGGTTCATATCAAATGTTGATGAAGCCTTTACAGTTATAGCGTAATCCTTTCTGCATGATCCACATGTAACATCATAATTTCTTATGTCTTCGTATGTAATGTGATACAGTCCATAAAGTAATGCATCACGATCCTTTAGTGTTGTACTTCTAAGAAAATCATCAAATGTAACAACCTTATCTGGTTTTACAACACAGGCCTCAAAGATACATTTATTTAAATGATCATTGATTTTGGATGGTGTTAGCAAACTGCCTTTTAACCTTTCTTCTTCCTGTACATTCAATGAACGTAGATGGAACGATTTTCCCGTTTGAGGTGTAACAACCTCATACTCCGGGTACTTAATATTAAATCCTTGGAACATTTTGAACTCCTTTCATTCACGTTTTATTTGTATTTAGTTCTTAACTGGCTGAAGCAGTGATATTACCGTAAGGCTCAATTGTATTGGCCTTTTGTGCAAATACTTCATCTGCCAGAGATTGGCATTTATCTTTTACCCAATTTTCATGCCAAATATAATCAACATTAAACTCGATTTCTGTATCAAGTCTACCCACAGTTTCAACATCACTTGTGAACAAGTCTTGTGGGTCTTTTGTTGGAAACACACCATCATAGCACGCATAGTACTCAACGGTTTTTGCATCAGGTGCTGTAGTCCAGTAATACATAATAGCTGCATATGTACCCTTTGTATAACCCGCACCTTGTGGTCCGTCAACAAGATCAGTTGTACCTGTTCGGTAGTCTCTCATCATCTTGATCCAACCATGCATAATATTAAGAATTGGTACACCGTTAAACTCTAAGAATTTAACAGATACAGAGTTACCATAATCAATATTCGCAGGCACGGCCCACTTAATTCCCCCAAGTCCAGTAAACTCTACTTTATTAAGAGTTCCGCCTGGAGGTGTTACAGACAAACATGCACCCGCTAACAGATTCTGAATTGTTGCTGTATCTAATCCAGCGTAATCAGGTAGTTTAGTTGGTATTTTGGTCATGTACATAAAGTGATAACCAGTAACGTAAGGGTCAGCGACCCCACCAACAGTTCCACCAAAGTTACGAGTTAATCTGTTATTAGGAACTTTTGCAAATGAGTTTTTGATTCCCATTTTTTTAATCCTCCAAATTATGACTGATTCTAGATTTTATTTCCTTTAGAACTTCCAGCCAGTTACCATCTTTTATATGAATGGCTTTATCATCTATATAAAAATCGGCGTTTAGTTTCTCAGCAGTTACCCTGTCATAATAAATATCATTGTTGCTTAGCCAGTTTTCCACACCTTGAATTTGATCATTTACATCCTGACCGTGGTCCTTAGCATTTTCGGCTGAAGCTCTTGTTGTAAATATAACTATTTCATACCCTTTTGATTTTAACCAATCAATAACTTGTTTTGCGCCAGGTATTGGATCGTCATATAAAGATCCATCCTGCCAACTTTTTGAGTATTTGTGTATTGTTCTATCAAGATCAATCATTGCCCTCATAACTCGAGACGTTTTAACAATTGCCTCGTTTGGGTATGCAACTCTCAGTATTTGTTTCTTTTTCTTCTTTTTAACATATCTATCAGAACCAGGGAACGCATCATATGTAGCACCAATGCCTGCAGCAGCGGAAACACCACCACCTGTAGCACCGTCCATTTCCTCTGTACCCTGAATCTGCTCTAAGTATTTTTCTATTTTCATATTTTATTGACCGTATAGGATAGACACCAAGATTTATATTTTGTTCTAAAAAATGTGGGATATCTCATTTTTTTTAGTTAACAAAACTATATATATAAATTACTGATGTAAACGTATTGGCAAATCTTTAAAGGAGGTTATAATGGCAAGTAAGTCAAGCAGTGGAATAAGTCTCAGCACCATCATTTTTTTAGTGGTTATGTACAATGTTATATTTGACGACGACGAAAATGAAGTGGAAATTATTGAGCAGGATACAATTGTCCAAACAGAGCCAGCTCCGGGTGGCTCAACCATTAAAGATCAACTCAACAAGATTGGTGTTGAACTCAAAGAAGTTGGTAAACAGTTAAAGGATGAAGTGAGCGTTGCAGTTACTGATATTAAAAAGGAGTTTGAAGAAACTCCCTCGGAGCCGAAAGAGGAAGCCTCCGAAAAGAAAGAAGAAATACTGACAACAGAACCTGAGGATGAAGAGGAAACTCTTAAACCCTTAGACAACCCACCCGATACATCAAACGGTATGAAGAAACTGTAAAGGAGTTACTTTGAAAAAATTTGTTATGAAGTTTGATAAACGGTTTGCAAATGAAGACTATGAGTTGCTATTTAACACATCAACGGGTTTGGAGATACTTCAAGGTGTCAATGGAAAAGAAGATCCTTTCTCGTTATATCTCCCCTCATTGCTTGATATTGGGGTGATGGGCACCTGTAAAAATAAATGCCCATTCTGTTATCAAGGGTATGGCCAAACACCGAATATGAAGCTATCAGACTTCATGAGCATCATTGATGCTGTTCATCATCATACAAATCAAGTTGCTTTGGGTGGACGCGGTGATCCAAACAAACACCCTCAATTTGCCGATATGTTAGAGTATTGCCGAAAACACAACGTTGTACCAAACTATACGACAAGCGGGATTGATCTTACGGATGATGAAATTGAAGCATCTGCAATGTGTGGGGCTGTCGCTGTAAGCGATTATGAGCAAGATTTCACATATGATGCCCTGCAACGATTCATGGATGCAGGTATTAAAACAAACATCCACCAGATCTTCGACGCCAAGACGTTTCACAAATGTACATCGTTGATTAAAGGTATTGATTACTGGCAAGGGAGAGTTGATATTAACCAACTAAATGCTGTAATATTTCTCCTATTTAAACCACAGGGCGGTGGAAAACAAATGAAGTTCCTGCAACCAACACAAATACAATTGGAGATGATGGCAAATAGAATCCTCGAACCCGAATGTAAATTCAAGGTGGGTATGGATAGCTGTTTAGCAAATCATGTTGTAAAATATGTAACTCCAACGCCACTGCAAGCAATGTCAATTGATACTTGTGAAGCAGCCCGAATGTCAGGATATATAACACCTGATATGAAATTCAAACCATGTAGTTTTGCGGAAAGTAGTACAGAAGTTCACTTAGGATGGGACGAGATTTCAGCAATATGGAATACGTCCGATCCGTTCAATTTCTTTAGAGATGTATTAAAAGAAAAATCCAATTCCTGTCCGATAGGATTCTGACAGGCAAGAGAGGCGTAACATGAAGATAAAAGTCGACTTTGTAACAAATTCAAGTTCATCATCATTTGTAGTCATGGGATCACATTTAAATACGGATGATGTAAGTGAAAAAGCATGGGGAAAACTTGCTGCGAAATTAGAAAAAGAAGGCGATGTTTTAACCCCAGCGGAAATCGTTGAAGAGTTCCCGGAATACATTGATTCCATGATTGCAGGATCGGATCTTGAGTACTCATTTGGGTATGACAATTATGACAACTATTCAGAAGGTGGAATGATAGGAATACCATATACCGAAATGAGGGATGATGAAACCATGGAAGAATTTAAAGGCAGAGTCAAGATTCAAATTAAAAATGTGTTCGGATTTTTAACAGAAGTTGGACACATTGAAGAATGTTGGATGGATGGATAAATGAAAATCAAAGCTGATTTTGTAACCAATTCAAGTTCGTCTTCATTCATCGTTGCTTTTCCAAAAAAGGTTAAACATCTTAGAGAAATCGAAGCTGTTATTGCAAACCCTCAACAAGCACAAACAGTTTTTAAAGATGCAACGAAACAAAAAGCTCTACGATCATCAAGCCCAAAACTCAAGAAAAAAATAGCAACCGAAATAACTCATGGATTTATTGATGATCCGCGGTTCAAAGATAGTTGGGATGAAGATAGGAAATTTGCAATGCGGGAAGGCGAAGACGAACGATCTATGGATGAACACCCACAATGGCGAGATATATTTTGGGATGAACGTCGTTTAAAACAAAATTCGTTTGCAAATGTAGTTGCAAGTGAGTTTTTGGAAAAGGTGCCTGATGGCTATTACATTTACACTTTCGAGTATGGCGACGAAGACGGTGCGTACTTTTCGGAAATGGAGCACGGAAATATCTTCCATAATCTCATACATTTCCGCGTCAGTAAACACTAGACACGTTTCAAAAACCAGAACCAATTACCATGGTAAATCATTAAGAGATGTTGCGAGGGAAAGAATTATGAATCCAGAAACTAAATATAGGCGAGATGAAGAAGAGCTTGACATGCGAAACGAAAGAGTGAAAAATTATATAACACTTGAGTTCGTTGCAATCCCTCCTGACTTTGATATTATGAATTATCTTAGCTTGAGAGAACAGGCCGGTATCTTCAAGTCAAAGAAGGTAAACCTTAAACAACTTCAGGTTATTGCTGAAGGAGTCAAAGCATCACCCGTATTTGCAATGCTCAACAATATAAGAATTGATCCGGCAACATGTTTATATTTCTTAAAGGTCATTCATGAATTAGACCTTGTATTAAAAACACTATACAATCCCATGAGAGATCAAATAGATCACTACCTTGAATGTTTTGATGAAAGGGATGGTGGTACTTATATACGCGGACAAATGGCGGAAACGGTAAATTTTGTAATCGTCAATATGTTCCCTATGATGAATGACGATGTTATTAACGAGTCAATGGAAATTGCAACAAAACTTCAGCAATACCAAGTTGAAGTGGATAAAGAAATTGCATCAATGGACAACATTTAACGAAAGGAATTAAAATGACAAAAAAAGGTTTAGCACTGGCAATCGTGATTATCGTATTGGGGATCTTCATGCTCACTGGCTTTGCAGATGCAGGAACCAAGGCTGTTGAAATTAACCGGTTTCTGGCAGTCGACCCGCTCGGTCCCAACAACTATGACCTTCAAACGTTGCGGATCGATGATCCTGAAAATCCATTTATAAGCATTTATGTTACACACATCATTGCCACAGGATTTCAGTTTTCAGACCCCAGCAATGTTTCAATCGCATGTCGTCTGACATCTCCAGTTCCCATGAAAGATGGAAAACAGGTCATTAACACAACGGTGAATCATAACGTTGCGAATTTCAAAAAATCCATCGGAAGTAAAGTCATGAGGATTTCAAGAGCATATGACAAGGGAAAGAACGTCCTTGTTTATAGAGTTTATACAACGAAACTCTTTGACGGATCTTTAAAACATTCGTTATCGGTTGTTCCGTTGGGAATGCCCCTTACCCCCTAAGACTCACCAACGCAAAAAAGACCCCGAGAGGATTACTCCAATCAGGGTCTTTTTTTGCTTCTAATTATTGAATAAAGAAGTTTAGTTCAATTTGTTCAACAACTCTTGTAGGTTGTAGAATAATATTAACATGGAATTTCTTTGTTTTCTTTTCGTAGTCCGTTGCTCCAACGTCTACTGAGTAACTATCCAAACCTCTTTTGTTTTTGATGACTTCAAGGAAATCAACAATTGAAGACGACACCTGTGTCCAGGTAATCTGATCATTTTGCTCAAAGATGAAGAAGCGACAGAATTGCTCAATCGCTCTCTTGCAATAAAGAACAAGTCTTACGATGTTCAGATCTTGTAGAGCACTTGGTTTCGCCTGTGATGTTAATTGTCCCCAAACAACATAACCCGCTGAGAATTGAACAATTGGATTTAGTTGTTTCAAGTACATTTGATCACGTTGACCCAATCGTGGATTGTATCTCAATTCCTTAATTGAATCAATTGCACCACGGTTAAATCCAGCAGCTGCAAACCATAGTTCTGCTACATTGTCATTTCTTGGGATCAAGTATGACATATGGTAAACAGGTGAGAACCAAATATCTTCGCCTGTAAAGGCATCAGATACTTTGTTATAACATTCATATAGAGCAACATAAAAGTTGTTAAATGTATTAACATCAGTTCTTGTTGAAAGTGCTAGATTAACAGTTGCATTATCACCATTGTCAAGAATACCAACACAGTCACGTCTTGTTTGACATAGTGTGCTGATTGCAGTCTTAACATCGGCTGGATACCCTGCATCATATACAAGGGTAAAGTAAATATTTTCTGTATCAAGAATTTGATCATCAATCAATCCTGAGTATGCTTGCTCAAGAAGAGTTTCTGCTTCAAAGGTATCCAGACTTCCGTCTGCCTGAACCAATGATCCTTCAGATCCTTTTCTCAATGGTGTGGGTTCTGCTGATGCAAATGCTTCAGCAACGTTTCCATTTGAAGCTTTGATTTGATATGAAACAGTAGAATTTACATCGAAGCTTGAAACAGATCCGTTCCATCCTTGTGTTCCACCGGTAAGATTTCTATCTGGGAATACGTTAACTGCATCACCATCAAAACCACCAGATGCTCCTAACCAACCCCAAATCGAATTACCTTTTGCGTCTCTGGCTTCAACGATATAATTAGCATTACCTGCCTCTATTCCACCTGTAGCTTCCCAATCTTCAAACTCTTGTTTGTTATCTGTAATTGTAGCTGAACCAGCTGTTAAGTCAACAGTAACTGTACCGATATCTTTATCATATACTCTTGCAATTAGATCGAAACCTGATGTATATTCACCATCAGCTGTCTCCATATAGAATCTCATCATTGATGAGTATGTTTCAAGGATACTACCGATAAAGATTGAATCTCCGCCATTGTCTACTGCAAACGGATCGAATGATACATCAAATGATTCGATGATAACATCTTCACCATCTGATTGTTTTTCATAGATGTCTAATACATATACTCCATATAGCGTTGGATTTGAATGTTGTGTAAATCGCACAGCAAGTGAGTTGTAATAGTCACCTCTACCGATTGGAACTAAAAATCCTAACGGTTGTATATCACCAGAATCTTCTAAGTTTGTAATAATTTCAGCTTCTGAATTTAAACCTTCAACGTAAGTAATTGAAATACTTGCAGTTGCATCAGCCGTAGCCAATCTAGTATCAATTCGTAAATTTGAATATGTAGCATCATCTGGTAAACATCTCATCCAATATAACGCACCTGATTCACCTAAATGATTGTATGCGACATATGGACCTTGACCGTAATTTTTTGTATAGTCAGTAATTCGTGGTTCGCCCCATTCGCTGATTAAGTCAGCTCTTGACCCAACGAAAATAACTTCGTTGTCTCGACCTTTGCGTGAAAACCCACACATAAATCCAATTGTAGATGGGACTGCTTGTACAAATGTAGATAGGTCGATAATTTTGGTAAAAACACCCGGAGATACATTAGCCATGATCTCTTCCTCCGATTAATATAAATTTCTCTAATAGTTTGTTTTGGCTCTCTCTAATTTAAGTTTCCTTTCTCTCCAGGTCTAAGTTAAAAATCCTTTTGATTTCCGATTCCTTTTTAAACGTATAAGTACCATACAAAGATCAAACGTCTTTCTTCTGTTTTGATCAGTGATGGATATGTAACTCTTGCAAATAGACTGAATTGACCACTGTATCCGCCTGTAGCACTTGCAGCTGAAAATAATCCAGCCTCGCTAAGCTGTTGTCCGTTTGCGTCATTGACTCCAATTGTAGTTGTAATTTTAATCACTAAATATCTATCATCATTTAAAATGTCTGTTTGAAACTCTATTTGGTTTGTCGGTTCTTGGTCAAAGATTTTCTTATAAAACCCTGTTGTTGGATAAACATAAGAATCCTCTGATCTTATGCTTCCAGCAGCATGAAAATCCGCATATAAAGCAGATGTTGTATCTGAAATCATAACAGGAGAATATAAAAATTCATCATTGTTTATGGGTGGTGTGGGATCTAAAGGATCAGCGGGTCTTACACCACCATCTCCAACTCCAAACCACTGTATCCATTCATCCTTTGTTGGGGTCACATTGGCATTATCAACATTGACTAATCTTTGTGCCAACATCTCGCGTCCAAGATAAACAACCAAATTACTCTTATGTACCAGTTTTTCTTTACCATCTTCAAGTTGTTCATAGATATGTACTTCACCTTGTGGTCTTCTTTCAACCGGCTTATTTACATTAACTTGATCAACTAGACAGTTATCACCATACGATTCCCGTATTAGAACCTTTGTGTCTTTGACCTTTTCCATAATCAGTTTCCTTCTCTCTCTAATGAAGTGAGGTTTTACTTTATATTTTGTTCTGAATTTATTAGCTGTTTAGCAAATGCCGACGAAAAATAAAGGGTACATCCAAGTAAAGCTACCTCTGTTTAAATGATTGTACCCTTTAGCAATATTACTCTAAATAAGTTCCACAATTTGGGCAGTATTTAAATGATGATTTAGATACTCTGCCGCAACTTGAGCAAGTTAATTTAGATTGAACAGTTAATGGTTGTTGTACTGTTGCACTGGAGTTACCATCAACTCCTTTCATTCTTATAACAATAACCTCAGCAGGATCAAGATCACCAATTTGTCCATATCTAAATTGTTGATTTATTTCCTGTCCTTTAACAGTTATTCCTTCGTCATCTAAAGGAGCACCCAAAGATTCTGTTCCTAACGAATCCGATGTTACATTTGAATAGAAAGCATTTTGTACTTCTGGTCCACCTTTTGAGTTATTCATTGTGAATGAAGATTCGGCCATTCCTCTGATACCGTCTCCTGATGAACCACCAACAGCAGCCGTGTATTTTATGGAAGAATCACCATCGAACCAATTATTGTAATTCCAATGATAGTCATGGCCATGATGGTGATGGTGGTGATACTCATGGTCCTCAAGAATAACTTTTCTTTGTGGTTTGTCTTTTTCATATGCAAACTCCACTCTAATCAACCCATCGTCAATTTTATCCCCACGATGCTCTTGTATTTCTTGAGTCTTTTTGATAAATTTAAATTTGTTTGTTGCTGTTATGCCTCTTAAAAATCCTTCTAGTTCTGTGCTTGTGTTTGGATTCAGGATCAACGAACTGTAATCAAGAACATCTTGTCCATCAATGTGAATTTTAACAGAAGCCTTTTTTGCACTTAGATTCTTTAGATAGATTGAATACTCTGATCCAAATGGAAGGTAAACAAAATCATCTCTCATTCTCAAGATTTTGCCTTTACACTTTACTTCTACGACGAACGCATCTTTGTATGTCATGGTCTTTTCTCCTTTTACAGGTCATGGACTAAGACCTCAATTTGTATTTTTGCTTAAAGTCCATTGGTGAAATTCACCCTTTTATATTTGTTCTGGTTTTATAACCATATCGTCTATACAATATTGCAAGATACCAACTTTGATGCCATCTCTTATTTACATTAGCTCTCGAATTACAACTCTGACAAATGGTAATTAAGTTGGTTGGTTTACAATCTTTCTTTATATAATTTATATGATGAAGTGTTAGTTTATTAGAAGTCTTCCAGCAATCAGGATTTATACATATATTTCCATCTCTATCTTTAATACTTTGTTTAAACGCTTGATCTGTCCAAGCATCACAATATGGTTCACATGCAATTCCGCCTTTCCAATTTGGATGATTATCTCCTGACCAATTATCTTTCATCCACTGAGAATGAATCGGTCTACTTTTTCCTTTCCAAAAGCAAAGCCTTCCTTTATTTGCAACACTTACCTTATTATTTGTTTCTGTATCTCTTTTCTTTCCGTTCCAATAATGACCTTTTATATATGAAGGGATTCCTTTATATTTATGCCAAGGTCTAACTTTAATTTCTTCATTACACCCACATTTACATAATGTTTTTTTCATGGTATTTTGTTCTTATTTTTGAAGTTATGATCTATATATATAAATTAGTGATAGGACAACAACCAAAACTTTTAATGGAGAAAAATATATGAAAGATAAAAAGGAGCCTGTTGAAATTCGAACTATCCATCAAAACGGTCGATTGTACATGAACAAATTTGACATTATTAAATTTCTTGAGATCATCCGAAAGGATGCAATGTCAATGGAGTGCAGAAGTAAACTACAAAGAATCATTTCAACCTTTATGGCCGCCAATTAAGGAGAAGTTATGAATCAACTTCAGCAAGCAATAAAGGCAAGAGATCAGTTTCTTAAAGATAATCCACACATGTTAGACTTTCAAAAAGAGATTGATGAAATTATGTTGAAGGTAAAAACAGAAGAAAGGTACGATGTAATTCTCTTAATGTTAGCGGGAAGGTTAGAAAAACAGATGGGGTTGTTGTTTAATTTGAAGAAATTATTAGATGTAAATGAGAATGCTAAACTAACCAAAACGTAAAGGGCCGAAAATGAAAAAGTTATTTGTAGTTCCGATTATCATGATTTATTTAGTTTGTGCTTCAATTACTTTTAGTCATGCTGCTGATTATCGTGTGTACACAGAGATTGGCGGAATGGGATTACATGAGAAAGGAATATCAGAAGGGCATAAATCATATTACCTTTTGGGAACATCAATATCAACTGAAAACATTCGAGCAAAAGTAACAGGTGGCATTGAAGGGTTTATTCTTGGAGAAGCTGAAGATGAAGATCCGGAACTTCTGAAATGGGGTACGGGGATTTATGGAGAATACCTTTATAAATGGACTAAGTTCATGCACCCTTACTTGGGCGCTCGTTTTGATTACTGGGAAAGAGGGAGCAATCAAAAATATCAAGATGCAATACAAGAGACCGATTTTACATTTGCCTCAGCAACTGGAGGTATAAAATTTAATTGCGGTCTTGTGTATTTGAACGTCGGCACAATAATTCCATTCTGGACGACTACACAATCTGGTAATTTTGGAGCTGATGTTGGTATCGGAATTTCTAACGGAGAGTTTAGTATTGGCTATCATTACAAAGAAGTAGTGTTTTCAAATCATCATTTTGAGCACGGCGATGATGATTTAAAATTTACATTTTCTGGAGTTGAATTATCATACAAGTTTTAATTAAAAAGAAGGAGATAATTAAATGGCAATGCCGGAACCAGGAACTCAAGCGTATGAGGATATGATCGACTTCATGAGAAAAGACCTGGAGTCGGGCATGGGGTATTCTAAAATCATCGCAGCCGGTCGCAAGATCATTAAAGATCGCGGTGGCAACTTTGAAGAAGAGTTTGAAAAGTGGAAGGAGGCACAAAAATAGAATGATTCATCCAACATGTGACTGTGGCAGTGAAATGATCCTCATCGAAGACATCAACAGAGGACAAGCTTTTGTGTACGCATGTATGCATTGTGATATGCCACAAGAGGAAGAAGGATTTTACATCTATCAGAATCATTGCTGGAATTGCGGATACGGAATTGATAGTCGCTTTTCACAAATTTCACAACTCCCCGGTATGGGGTATATTTGCGGGTATTGTGGTAAAGACTTGACTGAATGGAAAATTAGGAAAGGATTAATCACAATGGCCGAATTACTAACATTGAAAGGAGCTTATAAATGCTACTCTACTGCGACAAGTGTGCTGAAAAGTCCGGGAATCCAATAACCGAGAAAAAAGTCAAAGGCGAATGTGAAATGTGTAAACGCCGACTCGGTAGTATGAATGTAATGGAGTCCGCTGTACATAACAGCATCGTAAACAACATCTCCACCGACACTGTGGACATTGAGGGGATCGAGATAAAGCAGGTTGAGGGATTTGTTCCAGGAACGAAACTTGATGAAATAGAGGCCGGTCTGCCTCATCGCATTTTGCGAGAAGATCGCGTGTTATATTTCGGATCGAAAGAATTGACAATCGCTATCCCTTCAACGGGAAAACGAATCCAGATAAGCTTTTAAAGTTTGGGGTACCTACTGTGGGGATTCCGAATACGGATCATATTTGGGCCCATCTCAAGCAGCGGGTGATTGATCCACCCCAATTAAAAAAAGGTAAGGAGGCCCGGAAAGCCCCCTTACTTTTTTTTGCTTAGATATCTTTACCATAATATTTACCATTGAACATAAATGACCCATCAATGATAATAATTGTATATAAATTGAAATAACCTGTAGCTGGCAAATGTTCTACGATACCAAAACCATTGATCCAAAAGTTGGGAGCGTTCCTTTTGTAATCAGGTTTGATATTACATAGACATGGCAATGAGGTTGCGGTATGATATCCTTTCCTGTCAATTGGTGACACTTTAGCCATCATTTGAGGATTATGAACATGTGCATATGCTACGTTTCCTTCAAATGCTTCAAGGGTTTTTGCAGCATGATATTTATTCCAGTAGAATCCATGAATAACACTCAACTTTCCAACTGTATGAATTTCATTAAAAGGAATAATTTTATATCCTCTTTCTTCGAGTTCAAGATGTCTTGTCATATCTATAAACCCTTCTAACTCGGGATGTTCTTCACAATACCATTCTATTCTTTGTTCATGATTACCAATCATAAATGTTCTACGAACTTCTGGACGTGTTATTGATTCATGTGTTTGTAAAACGTGATAATCAAAACCTTCATAATCTTTTAATAATCGTTGCCCTTCCTTCAGCAATGGTTTTCTTTTATTCCACCCTGAAATACAATCCAATGAAACTTGATCTCCCATGTAACACACTTCATCTGGATCATAATCACACATAAATTCTGCTACCGCATCCATCACACGTGGTTCATAATGTGGATAATGAATATCGGGGAGTAATACGGTTTTTTGGATTTGGAAAATGTCTTCTGAATCACAAGATACTTTTGATTTGCATCTATCTGAATGTGAACCTGCGTACTTATAGACTGTCTTTGGCGAGCAATTACAAACTTTAGCAATTTCGGCATTAGATAAAATTGTATTGTTTGCTAACTTCATAACTTCTGTTTTAAGTTGTGACATGTACTATTCTCCTTAAACAAGTGGAATACATTAAATTGTGGTCATTTAATTTTTTGTTCTAAAAACAAAAGTCAACATCCGTAATGATAAACCACTATTTATAAGGGGTTAGAAGCTTAGCGGGTTAAAGGACAATACGCCCACCACTTTCCAGCAATAGATTGTCACCAGTCTCTTGAAGAAGAAAACCAACAACATCGTCAACAGTAATTTGTACAAGATCAAAACCATGAGTACAATCAAATGAACCTTCACTATCGAAATCTCTAAACCCACCTGATTGGTAATACCAATCCACTACAGTATCGCCTGTGGAATCTGCTACAATAGAGGATGTGGAATCAAGAGGATTTATAATTTCGGAAACCACAAATCCAGTCCCATCAACAGGACATCTTAAATGATCATGAATACTTTCCTCAACATAAATATGAGCACCTTCTTTATCTGTAACCGCACCAATATCATGTTGTGATCCACAGTCATAAGTATCTCTTGAGTAATATGATACAGGAGCAGTAGAATCAGCACACTCTATCGAACTCATCAGATCCCAATATAAAGTCCAATCTGCACCCGTACCTGGTTTAGTTGCGTATCCAGATTCATGTGCTTGAATACAAATCCATTGGAATCCAACTCCTGAAGCAACAGCATCGTCAATGGCGTATACCGTCTCTGTCACCCATACATCCCTCCAGGTATATGAAGGTACTGTACCTCCTACGAACTCTCTCTGACAAACGGTTGTAACGTCAACACACGTGGAATCATCGGTATTACAACATGGTGTACTATCACCTGTTAGATAATCATGAAATTCAAGATCAGCATCAACACTCATTTGATCTTCAACGATAATAGTATTAAACAATCTATTTCTCACCTGAAGTGATTCAAGTAATAGAAGTCTTGCTCTATATGGTTTGAAGAAATCAATAACAGGTTTTAAATCTTTGAAAAATTCCTGAATCCCAAATAAAATAAAACCGAAGTTTACAAAACCAAATCCTATGTTTGCTCTAACCCAAAGAGCTAAATCTTTTAGTAGTGAATATAAAACAGCTAATGGCTCACCCGCACCATCCAATGCAGCTTTAATATCTGGAGCAATTGTATTTAAAACATTACCTGCTGTATTTTTATCAATTAAGAAATTGTCTATAACCGGTCTTGAAAACAAATCTAAATATTGGTCGTATCTTTCTCTTAATTGATCTCTCGTTTCAACTTTTGTTTTTGTAAGCTCATCAAACTCTGTTAGAATTTGTACTTCATTTCCAACATTGGTTCCATCATAACACATAAAGTTTTCTGGTCTAACAAGGTAGTCATCAAAACCAGCGTCAAAAAGATTATTGAACATATAAATACATGATAAATATAATTCAAGCAAACTTCTTGTTTCACCAATGAATGTAATCTCTGCATTTGGTGGTGGTAGAACTCCTGTGCTTTCCCATGAGTCATATTGATCTTGAACATAACGCTCAATGATTGCCATTTCAGCGCCTTCAAGATCAACGGTTGGTTGTACTCCTAAGTAGGGAGTTTTAGAGGGTAAATTTATTTTGTTAATTTGGTCAAGCTGCAAAATCTGTTGTGCAGTATATAGCCAATGCGGATCTGTTGCTGTCAGGTTATTATAAGGAATACCTATATCGCCTGGATTAACAGTTGTTCCTGCTACAGCTTTACCATCAAAGAATAGACTATCTGGAGCATCTTTCTTTAAGAAAAATTCAAAAATATCTACTTCTGTAACCCCGTAATATTGTAGGACATCCACAAGCGATTGTGGCGTACCCTTTACTTTATACAGGTTTACAAGATCAAGAAAGAATTGTACTTTTTGTTCAAGTGGGTTTTCATCAAAACCTCTTAGACTTGATGAAAGATCGTACCCCATACTTCTGAACAATTCATCCAAATTAGAATTTGTTAGTGCGTGGGGGTCGGATGATGATAGAGATATAGTTGACTGTGTCCTAAAGGAGGCAAACAAATCAATCATAAATTTGCGAAGTCTGTTATAATCCGCAGTTTCAAATGTGAATTGATCAATTACATTTGAGAAATAAGATTCGACTTTTGTTCTGTCAGACTTGGCAATAGCATCGGTAGATTCCGTTACAGTAGATGGTTCACCAGCTACAGCTTTAAAAATCTCCCAAAAATAATCTATTTTATCAGCCATCTAATCTCCTTACGCTTCTTCTTCGTCATCACAGTCGATCTCGAAACGCACCTCTCTATTTGTCATATATAAGAAGTAGTCATCTATAAGTTTAAACTCAAAACATGTTGCCAACAACGAACAATCGGATATAATCCCAGGCGTGTTATACAACTCCCAATTGTCATATAAATGAAATTGTAAATATAAAAATATCTCTTGTGATAACGAGGTATTCAATGTATCCAATGAAGCGTAAACATAAGTAATACCTGTTGTTGCATCTGTTATAACCTCCACTGATGTTGCATCAATTGTAGCTGTTGCATCAATTAAAACTACAGCAGTAGAATCATGTCTGTATGCTAATAAAACATCGAGCATTAAAAAGTCATGTGGTTGTAAATTGAATACATTAGTTCCTTCTGATGTTGAATCCGTAGGAATTAAATATTGTGATCCTGGATAAATGTTTAATCTCTGTGCTGTTAATGTTGGCCAACACTGTTTCCTATCTTCATTTTTATAAAGATATGTGTAATCATCATAAGGGTAATGCTCATTGCATAACAACTCAACAACAGTCCCTGTCGGAATAAACGCCGGATCAACTTCTACCGGTATAGGAATCTCATACTTATTTACCAATGAAGTTTTTACGAACTTACTGAACCAGTACTGAAACTCTGGAATAAGTTGTGAGTTTGCTATGATCATTTAGTCCCTCATATCTGTCTGAATTAAATCCGCTGTGCTCATCATATCAAGCATGTGTACAAACATACTTTCTGGGTTGTAGTCATTAAATGTGAATGCTTTCTTTTTCGCATCTGTACTCCACTGTCCAGAGTGAAACCTTATAGCTTCTTCCATAATATAAAATTGTTCCTCGGTCATAATCTTTTGGAACGTTTCTTTATTTTCTGAAACCATATCAGCAGCATTTTTGTCATGTTGATAATCAGTATGTTTTCGTGTGCCCAACTGACCATATTTTAATGAGTCGTGTAAAGCAATAGCAAACAACATCTTATCTGCATCAGCGGTTTTTGTTTCTATGTTAAACATTCTAAAAAGTTTAACAGTTGAGTATAACATATGATACACGTGCTCTGCTTGAGTTGGAACATCACCATTCTTTTTTTTGTGATATTTTCCTGTTGACGAAGTTGGGTTTAACCATATATCAGGCAACCTTGAATTAATCCCCTTCCATAAAATAAATCCCTTTTCCGTCATATTATCTTCGAGTAGTTTAACAATTCGTTTTTTGAACATTCCTTATTCCTTTCTTTAAATAATTTTTGTCTTCGGATCTTTAGCCTTCTCTTTTGCAGCAGCTTGATGTGAAGCACTGTGTTTGCCAAGCCTTGCTTTTGCTTTGGCAATTTTCTGCTCACTCTTCTTAATCTCAGAGGCAATTTTTGCTTTACATTTATCAGGTTTTGGTGATTGTGAGCAATTCTTAACTGAGCTCTTCAAGAGTGCAATTGTTCTTTTTGCAACTTCAACGTCAGCAGCAACAAGGCATGCATCTCTTGATTTCCCAATTGCCAAAACACCACAACGTCTTTGTCTTTCAGCCGCCATAGCTTTTAAACTTCTGTAAATTACCCATCCAGGAGGCGACAAAAGAATCATTCCAAGAATAGTTTTTAATGTGCCTTCTTTTATAAACTGTTCATTTAAAGAATGAACTGCAAATCTTTCATTTACAATTTCTGCTGCTTGCTCATCCAAATGAACAATTTTACCATCCATTAAAAGAGCTTTGATCTGTGCATCACTGGCATCTTCTTTGATAAAATTTAACATTTGAAGTTTTGCCGCTTTTGATAATTGCGATTCAACAACAATATTGGCAGCAATAACTCTTAGATCTCTATCCATTATAATAACTCCCTTTTACTTCATTCCGCCATGCCCAAAACTTCTTCTTGCACGTTGGTGTCTTTCTTTATATTTATCAATTGTTCTCTTTTGTTTAGCAATAAGTTTTCCAACTTTCATTTCACATCTAGCAGGAACTTTACTCTTACTGCATTGTTTTTGAGCCTTTTGATAAACTTTCATTTTCTCTTGCTCGGCAGCCATTTGATATTTGGTCATACATGCTTTATATTCACCACCTTTCTTTCCTTTACATGCAGCACCAGCAGCTGTCATTCGCTTCTTATATGACTTAATTGCCATTGATGTTGCCCATGTTAAAAGGGTTGCAACAGCAAATCCACCAGCAGCAACTCCCATCGCTACAATAGGATCTTCTTGTAAATGACTTACCGCAAACCTATCGTTGACGATTTCTTCAGCTTGTTCATCAAGATGAACGATTCCACCATCCATCATAAGAGCTTTGATTTGAGCATCTGAAGCATCTTCCTTTATAAAATTTAACATTTGAATTTTTGCTGCTTTTGATAATTCTGATTCCATTACATAAAAGGCAGCGTGTAACCTCAATGTTTTATCCATTATAATATACCCTCTCTTTGTTTAGTCTCTTGTTGCAACAATCGGTGCTGGTTCTTCACCAGGCGTATTTCCTTTTGAAATCTCTTTATTCAATTTTTCTTGTTGCTTCTTTGCTCTGGCTTGTTCTTTTGCAAGTTGGTCTTTCATAACAACTTTACATCTCTTTGGATTATTTACTTGATCGCAATTAGCCATAGCATTCTTTATAATCTCAATTTTCTTTAATGCATAACCCAATCTGGCTTTCGCCATACATGCATCTCGGTCTTTTGATATTTTTTGTAAACCACATTGTCGATGAGCATCCGAAAAGATTCCTGCCAACTTTCTCCATATGGGTAATACACCAACCATCTTGCCAAGAATTTGTAAAAACATACCAGACTCATTTAAATGCGGATACCCTTCAAATCTGTCATTTACAATTTCTTCAGCTTGCTCATCTAATTGAACAACTCTACCGTCCATTAACAGAGCTTTAATTTGAGCGTCTGAAGCATCTTCTTTAATGAACTTTATAAGATGCTCCTTTACGTTCTTTGATGCTGAACTTGTAACCACTTTGTAAGCAGCAACTAATCTTAATTGTTTACTCATCATTTTAACCCCTCTAACTTATTTTGGTAATGTAGCGTAACTTGGGTGTAGCTTTCTAAATGCAGCTTTTTCACCGGCTGACATTTTCATATATTGCTGAAATTCCGCCGGAGTTAATGGAGGTTTATCAGCAGGTGCTTCCTTAAATCTAAAACTAACAGGTGGCGCAAGAGCAGGCGCTTGTTTCATTGCCTTCTGTTCAATCTGAACCTCTCTAATAATTTGCAATGTTTCAGATATAACGTCTTGTTGCTTCTCAATGTTTTCTTGTTGTTTCTCCAAAGTCTTTTGGTTCGTATCAATCAATTGTTTTTGATTTTGAATCATCAACTGTAGAGAATCTTTGTCTGCTTTTTCTTTCAGTTCCTCAGCAAGTCCATTATAGACTATACCTAACAAACCAATCATTATAACAAAAATGATTGGCATGCCAATCTGTAATGTAGCTTGCAAATAACTTCTTTGTGGTGGCGGTGGCGGTGGCGGCGGTTCTCTACGAAACCAGCTCATTATTTTGTTCCTTTTTCTGCACTATCTTTCTTCATTGTAACAAGTGCTTTTGACATTGTTCTATCACCGAACCACCAGGTTACACAACTAACTGTTAAGTAAATAACAATGCTAGTTGTTTCTTGATAAATAGCAACAGCATCATTTGCAGACATCATGATGTTATTCTTTTCTAATATTTGCCACGCCATATATGTTAGAACACTTGACATTGCAGTCAAGTAAAGTGTCAATGCTGGTCGCATAACACCACGCAACCAATCGACAAGTGCAAACCCAAACGATATGAATACCGCTACAGGAACTGCAAAGCATTTTCCAAACCATCCTTCAACACTGAAAAGTTTATCAATCCACTTCTCACTGAACATTGCTTTCTGACCCGCTTTCAAACTTTCAGTATATGCTTGAGCATCAGCCAATTCAACAGCACCTTCGATTTCAGCCTTCGTTACAGCAATCTGCATCTTGGCTTCTTCCTTCATAGCCGCTGTTTCAAGAGCAACCATCTTGGCTTCATGATCAAATTCCATTTTCTGGTTTTTATATTTTAACCAGCCTGTAATGACGTTACCCAATAGTCCGGTAACACCGCCTAATATAATATCTAATCCTGGTATCATTTCTCTTTTCTCCTATACTTTTGCTTTAGGCACTATATTTCCGTATCCTAATACCTCACCATCTTCATCACTCTTAGCGATAACGTCTACTTCTGCACGATAAGGTATATCAACTTCATATACCCCTGCTGAAAATGATTCTCGTTTAATAAACGTATGTACATCTTTCTCCAAAACAGTCACATAACCATTTTCTGAAATCTCACCCGCTATATAATGAGTTTCTGGTTCTATAGGATCTTCATATTGGGATCCTGTTATAACACCCATATCAACATTAACAAAATTTCCAGCACCTGCTTGATCTGATACATTTGCAACTTCTATAAAGTTCTCACCTTTACCAAACTCTGCTGTATTAGGAATTTTAGCTCCATATAAAGCATCAGTAAACTGAATGGGTATTTCATGTAGCATTCCCAAAGGAGTCACAACTGAAATTTTGATCTCCTGTACATTAACAAGAAACAGTTGATCTTGCCCATCAGCTATATTTGTAAGCTGTTCATTTATAGGACGAGATGTAATCGACTGTGCTGATTTATCTTCAATGTCTACTACTATGGTATCAGATACAAACATTATACCACCACGCTTGCAAGTACTCTTGTATAAGACGATCCCTTGATTACCATATCTACTTGAGTATCACCCGAGCCTGATGTAGCAATCGTTTTATTCTGACTGTCGTCTGTAAAGTAAATTGCACCTTCCAGAACAATCTGGACATTTGCAACAATTCGACTATTGTCAATATCATACGCACTAACGTCTGCGTGTGTTGCAATGTTTGAACCTTGATAGTTATATGACGCTTGATCCATAACTACTTCAACTCTTGTTGGTGAAGTAGCAGAAATCATGTTTACAGATTCATCCGATTCTCTGACCCATATTCTATCATTTGAATCTCTCATTACTGATTGAATATCAAATGCTAGATCCTGTACCATATCATAAGTTTCGGTACCTGCGTTCCAATTATAGAACTTCATACCTGCACTATGAATAACAGCAATCTTTTTCCAATCATCTTGTACCTGAAATACGTTCCATGCTCTTACATCAGTATCAACGTAATTCTTAAAAATCAGGTTATCTGAATTTGTTCCATCAACAGCATACACATAAAGACGGAATGTTGCTAGGTTTTCAGCTGTGTAGTTATCATGCTCAGTTGGAAGCATACAAATATAATTGGTGGATCCTTCGATCGCCCATGCTTCTAAATCTGTTCTGCCTTCTCCGGTTTGACCAGGTTTAACCACTACAGATGATTGTCCACCACCTGCGGTATAATCAGCAGTACATACAGTATTGCTGGCCGTTGAACCTGTAAGATCAACTTCAGATCTGACCCATTTAAAGGCAAGTCCTGAATCAGCGATCACTTGTGGCCAGTAAGCTGACATCTTATCCGTCTCGAGTTCAAGAGCATGAGCTGCATGATACCAACCATCATATGAGGTCACATCCATAGTCTGTGATGCAACAAAAGATTCTATATTTGTTGATTTACTTACTCTTACAACACGGTTGTAATTAGTACTTGAGTAAGTGGTTTGATGTAACAAATAAAAATAGTCTGTATCTTGACAAAAATACGCCAGTTTGGATTGACGAGTATTTGGTCCGGTGTCAGTGAAAGCTAAACCCGCTTTGGTCAAATTTCCATAACTTTCATATCCATAATCACCACCACGATCCGAGATACCTGCTATAAATAACTGTGTAGCGTTCTGGCCTATAAATGACATTCCACGAGATCCATATGTTCCGTCAAGTGAAATATTAATATTATCAAGTCGAGACAGTGGATCTAATGATAGTCTATGTAAAGGTTGATATTGACCTCCGGAATCTTCAGGGCTTGGAAATAGATAAGCAATATTACTATCCTGATCATTTACTACCATGTCCGGATTTGCTATATCCGGTGTTCCTCTTGTAAAATAGATATTGCCGCGAGGACTTTTTCCTCCGTCCGAATCGGATGCCTTCAACCATGTGACTCGCCCTGAGCAGAAATTTTCTACGTTTACGTTTGTATTCAGTTCTTTAAACGGAACTGGAACCAAAGTTGTTTTGTCATAAGGTTGTGCATTTAATAGCATAACATTAGGCAACTCTATCACAGGTGGTTGAATATGTGAATATGTATCTTGTTGATATATTTTAGCCATTACATTCTTCTCCTATTAAGGTGTAAATATAAAATCTACATCATCGCCGTCTGGCGGTATATATGTTTCAGGATCAAATATAAAATCTGGTTCCTGTGGTGGTTCTGGTGGTGCTGGTGATTTATGAACAACAAAATGAAAAGCCATTAAAATGCCTCCATTACTTTTAAAGTAAATGGTTCATTGCCCAGTCTTTGCATAAATCGTTTGACTGTTATTCTTGAGTTTAAAACAGCCCATTGACCAGCCAATATCCCACGTTTTTGTCCTAAAAGAATACACCCATTTACATGAGTTCTATATCCTTTAGTTGTATCGCCTGCCCAGTTTCCTGAGTGTATCAAAATGAATGTTCTCTTGGGAACATCTTTAACCCAATAGATTTGCCCGTATTTTGGAGATATTCTTATCTTAACAGGATATTCCCCGGCAGGGATGCAAGACACACTTCTCCAATTTTCACGCCAAGGCAATTCCAATGTTTGACAATTGAAATCCCCATAGAATAACATTCCACGAGTCCCTTGATCACTTCGCTTTAATCTACATAGATTAACTATTCGCTCCATTGTTGTGTCCCTCTGTAAATATATTTTTAAATTCTTTTGGCGTAGTCTTATATATCCAACCAGAAATTATACCATTGTGGTTTAATATTTTCTGTGCCGCCTGAACTATTTTTGATATTTCAGAATAATTATCATTATCTATACGTTTATAGAAATCAAAAAATATAAAATCAAATGTTCTTTCTGTTTCATTAATGTATGAAAGACCATCTGTATTAATAATGTTATGTCTCTTATCATTAAAAAAGTTCGCCTGTTTTTGAGCTTGAATTACATCGTAATCTATCTCTACTGTAGTTAAAGATTTTACTTCTGAAAACGACAGTATGTGTTGCGATGCCACACCCAATCCGAGACCTATTTCTAAACAATCTCCTTTAGCGTTTTCACCAATATTCTTTTTATAATCTTTTATTTCAGATCCTAATGCCCAAAGAATATTGTTTCTTCTAAGAAGTAGTTTACGATGATCATTAACTCTGTATATTTTTGCACTTCCATATTCGCTAATCAGTTCTTCTTTATACGACATACTTTCCTTTTTATTCGTCTACATAAAATTCTATTTTTTCTATGTTAAATGAAAAATCGGAACCTATAACCCATAAAGTAAATATATCATCAAATGGTTCAGTTCCGGATCCAAAGTCACATACAAGCCTGTCACCACTATCATACTGGTCTGGTTCTGGTCCACTTCTTCCTTCCATTCCTGCTATAAGACGTCCGGGTCCCATACCATCAGTGTCAGCATTCAGTTGAATACCTATTTTATCACCACCAGTTTGATCCCATGTTATCACCATATGTGTAGGTCTATAACCTTCCTGCCATACAATAGGAACAGAGGTAGAATCTGTAAGAAGATATACTTCCTCAGTGCCAAAATAATCCTCACTCTCCCATTCATCTACATTCCATATACCACTCTCTGCATCCCAATTAGCTTCAGCGGTTCTATTAGACACATTGGTTTGAACTGAAAACTCTATACTATCAAGAGTAAATTCTTGTGCACCAGGAGGGCCAGTGGGAGAAGAAAGTTCAAGCCACCCTATATCGTCGGTAATGCCTGTCCAATCTAAATCAAATTCATATTGTACTGAAACATCGTGGGCACTAGTCAATGCAAAATCTGTCTCATCCAAAGGACTTCCCCACAATTTTAATGTTTCAATTATTCCAGAGTCAGACCCACTAGTCAATCGGGTTATTGACAATCTTATTTTTTCAGGATACCATCCCTTAACACCTGAAAGTGGATCAAGTTTTATGAAATATCCATCTTCACTTTTTGGATCATATCTTGATTCTCCAGCATTCCATGTACCATCATCTGCAATCCAGTTTGATGGACCTTCAACTTCTGTCCATAGATTAACCACTGGGGTTTGTTCAACTACAAAATGTATACCCATAATTTATAATGATCCTCCATCGTTAATAGTCCATCCTTGACCTTCTAATGATGCTTTACCTGCTGCTGCTGCTCCTCCCCCTGTGTACTTAGAAGTATTCATGGTAAGAGTAACACCAGTTTTAACAGTTTGTGCTCCCCATCCAATCAGAAGTAAATCGTAATTAACAGTAGACAAGTCATTAGTTACGAAGAAGTTAGTAGCATTAGTTACATTTGATACATTCCATCCGCCTATATCTTGCTCAAATGCAGAGGCACCTTGGAACATACTACTAATGTTAACCATACTTGTAGTATCCCAACCACCAATATCCTGATTGAATGCCTGGTTCCAATAAAACATATAACTAAAGGATGTTATATTTGATACATCCCAAGTAGCTATACTTGAGTTATTAAAAGTAGATTGACGGAACATACTATGTAAACTGGTCAAGCTGGGACTAAAAGTCCAGTTGGCTACACTACTATTAAAGGCACTAGTACTACGGAACATTTGATAAAAATCAAGACAAGACGAAACATCCCATTGATCCAAATCCTGGTTGAATGTTCCGGCAGAATAAAACATCTCCCTCATATTCTCAACATTAGATACATTCCATCCGCCAATATCCCGATTAAAGGATCCACAACTATAAAACATCCGCTCCATATTAATTGCGCTGGCAGTATTCCAATTTGAACAATCTGGATTACTTGCGCCGCTTTGTGCAAACATAAGATTAAAGTTAGTTACGTCAGAAACATCCCAATTAAGCATACTGAAATTAGAGGGAGATCCATTAAACATTCCCCTCATATTTGTTGCACTTGGAGTTCTCCAATCACTCAAATCCTTAGTCCAAGATGCAGTATTATAAAACATATACTGGAAGTTTTCCACATTTGATACATCCCATGATGAAAGATTATATCTCATGGCATAGCACTGATAAAACATAGATGATAAATTTGTAGCACTTGAAGTATCCCATGAATCTATATCTTGATTAAAAAGAAGACACCTATAAAACATACTTTGCATGGTGGTTATATTTGATGTATCCCACCCACTAATATCTTCATTAAGCTTTTCACATTCATAAAACATCCATGATAAATCAGTGATATTAGAAATGTCCCAATCCCCAATTGCAGATGCTGTGTTTAATTCATCACAACTATGGAAAAATAAAGTAAGAGATGTTGTGTTACTTAAATCAGGAACATCAATTGCAGTGATAGCAGTAAGTGAAGCACATCCGGTAAATGCACCTCCATCAATGGGTTGAAAAATTCCCCATTGTTTTATATCTGTTATCAAAGTTCTTGATAATGTATCTGACTGAAAACTCCATCCCATCATGAGTCCGGAAATGGTTATATCATAGGTTCCGGGCGTTGAATATGAATGGTATTTTTCAGAATCAGAATATGAAGTAATGTGATCCGATGTATCATCACCCCAATCTACTATTAAATCATACTGTCCATTAGAAACAAGTGGCAATCTGAATGTGGTTGTAATATCTGCCGTAAATATAAAAGGCCTTTTATTAACCAAAAACGATATTGCCATTTAATTATCCTCTTATTTATTTTTTACTTTTTCTACTCTTTGGGTACTTCCGAGTAATTTGCCACTTTCGTCTTAATCTCCAAACCAATCTTACACATCCATTACAACTTTTAATATTATCACCCCCGAGAATTAAGATTTTTTCTTCTTCATTATATTAATGACTTGTCTTAATACCTCAATAGGTTTATTATTTCCGGCAGCCAATACAGCTTGTTCATATACAATCTCCTGTATTTGTGGATTTTGAGTTCCGGCTCGGTCCATATATTTATAAATATCTTTTTCAGTAAGTTTCTTTTTGAATTGCTCTAATGTAAGTTCTTTCTTTTTCTTATCTGATTTGCCAGATTCTGTATGCAATCCAAGTTTGCTAATTGTCTGGGCCAAGATCTTTTCCATAGCACCAGTTGTTAAAGGCGTATCAGGTTGAACTTCTTCCTTAACTTCTTCTTCCTGATCTTCCAATGGAGGTGGTTCATCACTCTCATCTTTTTCCTCTTTAACATGATCCTTACCACAATTTTCTTCAATCACTTCCATTTTTCCGCCTGTTACTTCAACTTTTGGCTTAATAAGATCAGCGAATTTTTCAGACAGTTTATTAACAATCCTATCTGTTAAATCTTCTTCAGTTGCAACTTCTTCTTTAACAGTAGTCTTTTGTCTAGCACCATCTTCTGAAACAACAAGCTGTGTCTTAAGAGTTGGGTTAGGAACAAATCCATCATCTCTGATCTTGGCTTCAATAACTAACGGGTTAGACATTTTTGCTCTATCAGACCACGGTGTTAGATAGTGACCGTCAGCAACGATTTCCAATTTAACTTCTGCTTCATCGCCTTCTTTTATTTTTTTGCCAACAACTTGATTCAGCGGAGGAAGGTCAACAGTAATTGATTCTCTACCAACTTTTGCTGGAAAGCCATACTCCACATCTTCAAATAAGATTCTGAAGAAACTATCAATTTGGTCTCCATGAACTCCACCAATCTGTACTTCAAAAGTTAATTGTTTGGCTTCGTTGACGTTTAATCTTAACATTATACTTATCCTCCTAGTCTTCCTCGTTGACTAATTTAATACTCATATTTTCAAACATTTTTTTATTTACACTTATAGTTTCCATCTCGAATTTTGTCACGAGAACTCTTGGGGCAACATGTTCATCTTCTCTCCGATAGGGTGGTGCTCCACCTCCACCAGTGCGGGATCCACAACATGGATTAAACATTCCCATTGTAGCGATTCCTACTGACATACGGTTGCCTCCATTTTATATTTTGTTCTAAAATTTTTATGGGGTTACATACTGTTGCCAGAAGCTAAATTGACCACAAGCTTCTGCATCAGATGTAATCATATACGTTTCAATGACACCCACATCTGTCCCGACAT